ACCACCGTTAAAAGCTAGGTAGTTTCCAGCTAGCAGTTGTTGTTTTTGAGAAGGTATAACCGACCCAAATACAGGAGAAATTTGTCCCATAATAATTAATTATTTTTAGTTTTAGTTAAATTTTCTTGTTTTTATCTTCAATTTAGAAGAATCAAGACCACTGATAGCTTTAACTTTAAATCCTCCAGCCATAACTTCTGAATTAGGGGTTTCCCTAACATCAGCTGATATGTTTTTAGATTTCGCAACAATATCTTTAGTAGCATCGGATTTACCTTGCTCATAAAAATGTTGAGCTATTTTGTCAACGTTTTCAGCGGCATACATAGCTTTATGATAACCTTTAACATCACTTACATTACCTTTATCATCTAAGAACTTCTTAATTGTATTATTAATGTTTGATTGTTTAGTCGCAACATCACTAGGATTTTTAACTCCATATCTAAATTTCTTTTCACCAACACTGATGTCAAAACCTTTGAAATCATTAGTAAAATATTCTTTAGTATTAGACTTAAAAGTCTCATGCTGTTGTTGAGCTGTGTTTTGCTCTTCATTGTATCGATTGAAAAAGTCCATAGCTTTTTGTTGATCTTGTGTCGTACCAGGTCTCAACTTGATTTCCTCGTAGTATTGACTTTTTAAACCATCTAAATGCTTTCGGGCTTTAGCAACCTCTTCTTTATACGCAAGTTTCTTTTTACGAATCTCACGTTCTTCATCCACTTCTTCATCAAAGGCAAAATTATCTTCAATCATAAAGTTAATTTCACTTGAATCTAAGTGTGACTTAGCTTGTTTATAATACTCTCTCAAAAGAGTATTGTTATCTACATTAGAATAGTCAGCGTTTAATCTAACATAATCTTCTAATGTTCCACCTGTTTCTTTCATAAAGTCTACGACTTTTTCAATGTTTTCAGGTAATTTAGCTACTTCTCTTGCCTCTTCAGGCGTTGGAGCAATAACTTTTTCTTCTATTTTTTCACCTATTTGTTGTATTTCTTCTTCTAATTTTTCTTCAATAGGCTTTGTTTCTTCTTCTTTAATCTCAGAAACCGGGCTGGACTCTGGTACTCGTTCGTCCATTTTAGTGCTATCTCTGGTTTGTTCTTCCACAACCACCTTCTTTGTTTCTCCGACTTGAATGGCATCTGTTTCTGTTTTAGGTTTTGATAAATCTATTTTAATAGGTTCATCACTTCTTGTTAATTGTTTTGGCTTTTTAAGTTTTACCTTAAAAGTGCCTTCTTGTTGTACTGTTTCTGACATAATATAATATAATATAAATTAATAAAAATTGTTTATTGCGGTTCAAACTGCTCTAAACCAAATCCACCTAAATTATCATTCCCTGCGGATTCAAAATTTGTAGGAGTAGTACCATTTTGCCTTTGATTAATCATTTCTGATTGTTGAGTGGCTTGAATTTGTGTTCGTTTATCTTTACGATCTTCAATTTCACCTTCTTTAGCTTTAGTTGTTTGCGCTTGCGCTTGAGCAAGTTGAAGTTGATATTGAAACTCTTCAGCCATTAATTGTTTTTTAATAGCAGCCTCTTGTTCCATTCTTTGTATTTCAAACTGAGATTTAGCTTGTTCAATTTGTATTTCTGTTTGAGCTAAAGCTTCTCTTTTTTGTACTTCATTCATTGCAGCTTGTTCAGCTGTTTTTGAATTAGCTTCTCCTTGAGCAGCTATCATTTGTTTTTGATTTGCTTGATCTTGCTGTTGTTTTTGTTTTCTTTTAAGCTTTAGCATTTGATTAGCTAATTTAAGATTTTTAATTTGTCTTATATCAATAGCGTCTTCTAAATCAATACCTCCAGATTGTAAAGCAATTTGTACGTTTTGCTCTAACATAGCTTTTTCTTCATCTTCAGGTTCTAATTCTAAATAAATTCCAAAATCATAAAGATGTAATTCTTTAATATCTTCTAAGTTACCAGTACTAAACTTTCCTATGCTAGAAACTAGCGCATTATTAGTTAAAGAAAATTCTAACATATCTGCAATTCTTAAAGAAATATTTTCACAAGCTCTTAATGTTAAGTACAAACTTGATCTTAATATATGTCTAGTTGCTACATTAGAAGCATTAGCTGCCATTTTTTGTAAACCAACTAAAGCATCTTTATCAGGCATAGTACCATCTCTAGCCTCATTAAGCCCAGTTACATCTCTTATCATTTGTAAATAATACTGATACGTACTAATTAAAGCTTGTATTTTAGCATTTGAAGCAGAAGTTTGTAATTCTTGTATTGGTACTTTACCTCTATTAGGATCACCATCTTGTGTTAAACTTCTACCAACTATAGAACCAGTTTGAAAATACATATTTAACGCTTCTTGTGGATTGTAATTAGTACCATTACCTAAATCAACCTCTGCTAAACCATCAACATCTACAAATACACCATCTGGAACCATACGCTGAATTACTTGTTGTAATTTTAATGACGTAAGTTGTATCATATCAGCAAACCCGGTGCATCTACTAACTAAAGACTCTATACGACCTTGATATAAATGTGGCGCACATATAGCAAAATTCATATTTACCTTAGTTAAATCACTCTTAGGTCTTGTCATGTTTTCAGCAAGTTTCCATTCTAACATTTGTGGAACACCCATAACTTTAGCTCCACTAAACAATACTTCTATACTTCTTGATACTCTGTTAAAATTGTCACTTTCAGGAGGATTAAAATAATCTGGTTTTTCTAATGTTTTTTCTAAACCTTGTTCTGTATATTTTATCTTAAAAACTTGATCAATAAAAGTTTTATATTCAAAAAATAATATTTGAACTAAATCATTGTCATAATTAGGATTAGCTATATAACCATCACGACCAGGGTATCTAACCATTTTTTGTAATTCATCATCAGTAAGATAAGGAAATTTCTTTTTTATTTCAGCTAAAGTCATAGACTTTATCTCACCAACATAATAAATATCTTCGAAATTTGGATCATTAGTATAGGAATAAACTAAATTAGCTGGATCAACATATTCAACTATTACTCCTTCAGCTTTATTAAAACTTGTTTTTAAAGCTCCAATTCCAATTGTTATTATATCTTCTGTTACTCTTCTGTTAACTAACTCATATTTGTTAAAAGCTAGTACATTATCAATAGCTTCTTCTTCTGCTATTTCAATACCTTGCTTGTAGCTAAGTTGCATGTGTAGCTCTAACTCTTCTTTGTTCCTAGGTAAATCATTAACTGCAACTGAAGATTGTCTAAAACTAAGACCAGTGTTGGCTTCAGCAGTTTGAATTAAACTTTTAGCAAACATATCTTTAGTAACACCAGACATGTATTCTGTTCTTTGTTTTTGAGAATAAGGATCTTGGGCGTAAGCTTTTATATCATAATTTTTAGATGAAATACCATTTGAGACTATATCTACAAATTTAGGTATAATAGGTACTGGCTTCCAGTCTAAATTTAAATAAGATAAATCCCCATTAATAGATAATTCATCTTTATATTTTTGTACGTTTTGCTCACCTCTAGCGTATAATCTTAAATTGTGAAAATTTTGATAACCTGTATTCCATCTACTTCCATTTACTCTTCCTCCTCTAAACCATTCGTATTCAATAGCTTGTCCGACTAACAAACCATACTCTAATGTTTTCTTTTCCTCTTCAGATACCATCTGACTTGGAAACGCACTATTAATACCAGTGTTTAATTTCATCTATTAATTATTTTTGATTGACCGCCTTTGTTATCATATTTAGAAAAACTTAAATTAAGTGGTTCTTTAATAACTTCAGCGACAGGTCTATATTTATTTTTATTACATGCCATGATAGCTAACCCAGAACTTATTGAAGCATCGTGCTTTGTTCTATCATTTATATTAAAAGAAGCCCAGTCTTCTAGTGTTCTTTGAAAATACATTGTTCCGTATTGCTCATTGTTATAACCTACAAAGTTTTCAATATAAGCTTCAATAGCAGCTGCATGCGCTTGTTTTATATCTTGACTTGAATTTGGTATTCCACCTATTTCTTTTTCTGTTACAGATAGTTTATGTATTGTTTTATCTGGTCTATTCATAGCAAACTTTCGATAACCTCTACGTTTAAAATGGTAAAGTAATCTAGGTTTGTTATTTTCTGCAAGTATAGGCATACCATAAAATATGCAAGCCATAAGAACATCTTCAAAAAATATTTCAGCAGTTGGAGGTCTAGATATATATTCTAAAAAGAATAAATTAGCTGGAGCATCTTCCATGCTAAATTTAGTTAACCCATGAAGTGATCCTTTAGAGCCTCTCCCGTCTACAGTACCTGATATATCATAACTGTCACAACCAAAAGCTCCCATATGTTCATTACCAGGAAACTTCATATTATTTTTTATCAATATTCTATTTTGTTGAATTACATTAGGAACCCAAGACACCATAAACCTACCTTGCTTACTTGGAACAAACATAACGCTTGTATCTTGTATCCCATCTTCCCACTGAAAATTACCTTGTGTAACAACATTTGAATTTTTTAAATCTTCATTGTAATCTATTTGTTCGTAAATCTTAGTTAGATTAAATAAAGATTGTTTTGTTTCATCTCTAAAAGCATGTTTCTCTGTACGTGGAAACTGTCTATATAATTCATTAAGTCCATCAGGATCTTCCTTAAGGCCATCTACTTCATTCTCCCAGTGTTCAATGACACCGATTTCAATCTTTTGA